AATCAGCTATAACTCATCTACAGGCGAGATCGCTGTAACTAATGCAGACATTCGCGGGTTATTCTCTGGCGACGGTGTAGTAGCCTATGATAGTTCTAACGGTGCTTTCTCTTTTGCTGGAGATTCTGACGACGTGAGCGAAGGATCTACTAATCTCTATTATACAGATTCAAGATCTAGAAATGCGCTCTCTGTATCCGGTGCTGGCCTTAGCTATGACGCTGCTACTGGTGTTATCTCTATCGCTGTCGGAACCGATGATATCACAGAAGAAACAGCGTTATTTTACACAGATGCAAGATCTCGCGCTGCTCTATCTGCCGCTACTGTAGCCGGTCCAGATGTTCAATTGTTGAGCTATAGCTCCTCTACAGGTGCTTTATCTGTTCCTCTTTCTGGCGTATTTAATCAATTGTCAGCGGGTCAAGGTCTATCTTTCGATGGTGGCGGAGAGTACTCTCTCGATGCTAATACAGATGACATCCAAGAGCTAGCCGGCGCTACTAATTTATTCTTTACCGATGCAAGAGCAGCGGCAGCTATCACAGTAGGATCAGGGCTTGCTAAAACTGGCGGACAGATCTCTCTTGACGCTGATACGGATCTAGTGGGCGAGGGATCTTTAAATCTCTATTTTACCGAAGCAAGAGCACAAAATAGTATCCAAGCCGATCCTGCTTCCCATAACATGGTTACATACGCTAACGGTGACATTCTCGTATCTAAAAATGATTTCCGTAAAGTATTCTCTGCTCAAAACTTGAGCGCTAATACATGGCTAACATTGAACCATGCATTAGCTGAGCAACTTGTACATGTATCTTGTTATGATTCAAGCGGTAACTTGGTACAATTGGACGTACAATTGGTAGATGCTAATAACTGTAAAATTCGCTCTGCTATCGCTGTAACAGGCGCGGACGTAGTGGTATCTATCTAAGTTTTTCCTTAAAAACTGTTACCTCACATGTTTTCCCTCGCCTTTATTGGCGGGGGTTTTCATTTTTAGCAATTTGCATTTTAGAGAAATATGATATAAAATAATTCTCGAACCGACATGGGCAGGGTCGCGCCCGTTAATAGCAGATTAACCCGATCGAAAGTTCTCTAATTTAAACTCAAAATTTAACTAATAAAATAATGGTGCGATAATGACTATTACTAACAATTCACTAATCGGCGACTTGCGAATGCAAGAGATGATTAGTCAAGAAATCAAATTACTATTAACCGACGTGGCTAACCTACGTAATACGCCATTTATGGAATTCTGCGGATCTATTAATGGCAGCGGATCGCAAACTATTCGAGTACGTAAAGCAGGGCTAGATGGATACGATGGATTCTCATCTTTTACCGGAGCTAACGAAATCGACGCTGTAAGCGATAGCGCTTTAACAGACGATCATGTAGATATTGTCGTAAAAAGACAAGCTATGGCGCGTTCTATCTCTGATCTCGCTTCCATGACTGGTTTAGGCGGTGACATCGATCCTTTCCGTCTAGCTGAGGACATCGCTAGATCATACGAAAATCTATTCGCAGATCTTACAGGGGCTACTTTAAACGGTGGATTTACTGTAACTAAAGGATCTACCGGTGTAGTTCTCGACGTAGATGCTTTTATCGATGCTTTCCAAGCATTAGAGCAAGCCGCTACATTTAAAGGCGCTCCTGGTCCATACGTGGCTGTATTGCATCCTAAACAATGGGGAGAGCTACAGGATTCTATTCGTTCAGAGTCTAATAATGCTCTCGCTTTCGCCCCTGCATCCTTCGAGGCTATGGGCGCTAAAGGATCTCATTATAAAGGTACATTCATGGGCGTTGAGATCTATACATCATCTCATATCGAGAGCGATGGTACAGATTACCAAGGCGCCATGTTTGCGCCCGGTGCTATCGGTTATGCTACTGGTATGCCTCAAGGCTTGCCCGGTGCTGCTGAGTCTATGGAAATGGGCGAAGTATTGATCGAGATGGATCGCGATGCGACTAGAGCATTAACTCGCGTAGTCGGACATGCATACCTCGGTATGGCTGTTATCGATAACGATCGCGGTGTTAATCTAATCTCTGTAGATTAATCTATACACACTAGAGCGGGGGGGATCTTTCCCCCTGCTTACTTTTCAAAAAATAATGTAGAGGTACAAAAATGAATAATAACATGAACGCGCAAAAATGGACGCCGATCCAGAATCACCAACAGCAGTATCTACCCGCGAAGCCTAATCATCCTTTTTATTATAAATGCCATCCGAGCAATTGGCTATTTCAGTATTTCGACGTCGAAGTAGAAAAGGGCAAGAAAACCGAGGTAGTAAAAAAAGGTTTCTTCGTGCCGCATGTACGTATGGAGCGCATCGTACCCGGGGCTAATGGAATTCATCAGATCGAAAAAGAGCTAGGTAATCCCTCATCTCGCATCGGTACATTACAATCTCAAGGCTGGACATATCTCGATCCTCGTAAATATGATTATATGGTAGTGTATCCTGTACGCGGCGGGCGTTATCACGTCCCTAAATGGCTACAGCCTAAAGCGATCGCGGGGCGCCTAATCACGAAGATGGACAACATCGCTAAATTAAAGTGGAATGTATCGCTGCTCGTAAATGGAGATCTACCATTTCCAGAAACTCATTTTTGGGAACTAATGATTATCGACTATCAGAAGCGCCCTGAGCGATTTCTACGAGATCAGCATATCCCAGAGGTCAAGAAGAAAATAGACGCCGATTATCAAATAATTAGCGACATGAAAAAAGCCCTAAAAGATTTTGAGGAAAGAGGGCTAGAGGTTTATCAAGAAATAAAATGACTAGCTCATCTATACCATACGCACCGCAGATTAAAATACCTGAGCTACTAGAGCGCGGGAAATCGCAAACCAGTACCCTACCAGTATATAGAGATGGCTCTTTATTGGCGCCTACCGAGGTACGCTATACTCTCATAGCCCCTAACGGTACTAAGCTAGTAGATAACGCTCTAGCTTCCTTTCCGGCTAACATTCCAGAATATACGCATACAGCAGCGATCCTAAACAACGATCTCAATCTAGGCGAGGGCTATTTACAGGAATGGGCGATCACTATTGGCGGAGCGGTTAAAGTATTTCGGCGCGGTGCTGCCATCGTAAAGCGTCGCCTGTATCCTGTCGTATCCGATGGAGATCTCACAGCTACATATAGCCAGCTAGCAGATCTACGCCCCTCTAGTATGACGTCATACCAGAGCTATATAGACGAGGCATGGTATTCCATAATTCAGAAGATGCGCACAGAAGGCGGCGGGCTAGAGTATCTGGTAATGAGCAGCGAGTCATTTAGGGCAGTACATCAGAATCTAACGCTCTATTATATTTTCCGCGATTTCCATAGCTCTCTAGGGCAGAGTAACGGGCGGTATCTGGATCTAGCTACTGAGCATTACAACCAATTCAAATATGATTGGAAATCTTTATCTTTTGTCTATGACAAGGATCATAATGGTACAGCGGACACAGCTAACGATCGTATTGCAAAACAGCCCGTAATCTATCTATCGAATCCACCGAGAAACTACAGAAGGCGGCGCTAATGTCTGTATCTCTATCTCAATTGCGGCAGGCGGTCACAGCTAAGATCGAAGAAATCAGCGGCTTTAAATTAGCGAAGCTACCGCCGCAATATTTCGGACGTACGCAGAACACCATCGCACATAAAGCCTTTTCTGTAGGTTTCGAGAGTTCTACCGCCTTTAATGAGCGTCAGCGCAGGGGGGTAGGGGTTTATATTAGCTCGCCTCTGCGGGTTATATTTTCGTACCGCCTGCGCCCTCTTGATATATATCCGGTAGATTATGACGCTGCGCTAGATGCTGAGCAAGCGATTATTAGCAAGGTCCTAGAGTCTTACACCGGAGATAATCAATTCTCGATAAAATATGAAAGTTCCGCGCGGCAAGTCATAGACTCGCAAGAATACATTATAATAACCCTACTCTTTACTACACTCAATACCATATAGGAGGCAGCATGCCATACTCAATTGTACCAAAAATTCGCCGCGACGGGGTTATTACTCTGATCGACGGAACTACACCGACCGCCGTAACTCTAGAAGTAGCCTACGAGGAAGGCGATCTATCTATTGACGAGCCTAGCGCCCGTACATTTACCGAGATGCGAGATCGCGGAGCTATTACCAATGTACGCGGAACAGACGATCAAATTATTACAGGATCTTTCTCTTTCCAATTTCGCCAATTTACAGATGCTACTCAAGCCGGATCTGTACGCGATTTCGTAAAAGGTAGAGCGTTCTATGCTGCTAATATTTCTACTGGGCTAGCTGGATCCCCTCGTATCGACGAATCGATCCATTGTATCGATCTAGAATACTTAGCCGCAGGAACCGCTAATGGTGACGATGCAGATCATAAAATTACCCTGTCTAAATGCGCTATTACCTCTATGGGATGGAGCGAGGGCGATCCGGGTACTTTTACCGTTAATTTTAACTGCTACGGCGGCGCTGTCGAAGTAGGACCGGTATAACATACTACAATCAGGGGGGCGATAAAGCCCCCCGCTACATTTTGAGGTAACAGAAATGAAATTAGATCTAAGAAAATTAGGCGAGCACGAGGGCAAATTGCCGCTATCTATGGCTACATGCCTCGATTTCGTATCATTATGGGGATCGGATTTAAACCGCGCTCATCTGGGGCGATTATCTGCCGCTGCTATTGCTGTAGCTCTCGATCATAAACGAGTACTACCCGCGTATAATGTCGCGACGGGCGATCCGATAAAATTCGGGCATAAAGTGCTCGATCGATTATTAGAGGCGGGGGTGTCTGTAGGCTCTATCTATGAGATGGGATCACTAGTATTAACCGAGATGCTACGGGCGATCTCCT